GGCTATCGCGTCAACAAAATGGAGCGATCCACGACGAATAAGGACGAGTACCTTGTTCGCTCTTGGTCGCCCCTTGAGGTATCTGTCGTTTCTATCCCTGCTGACCCGTCAGTTGGCGTGGGTCGTAGCGCGGCTGCTCTCGAACCCAAACCTACCATTGAACCATCCATCAAGAAGGAAGTCAAAATGACTGACGAAGTAAACTTGGATGCGGTTCGGGCCGAAGCTGCTGAAGCTGCCGCCAAGAACGCATCTGCAATCATCGAACTCGCCGCTCGTCACAACAAGCGTGATCTTGGCGACGCCGCCCTCCGTTCGGGCAAGAGCATTGAGCAATTCCGTGGTGAATTGCTTGACGTAATCGGTTCGGACAAGCCACTTGCAAACGAAAACATTGGTCTGACGAAGAAAGAAATCCGTCAGTTCTCGGTTGTTCGTGCAATTGCTGCTCTTGCAAACCCAAGTGACCGTCGCCTCCGCGAAGCCGCTGCATTCGAGTTTGAAGTCTCGGAAGCTGCTGCACAGCGTTATGGCCGTGGCGCACAGGGCGTTATGCTCCCAACCGACATCCTCGGCGTCTGGAAGCGTGACCTGAACACCAGCGATGACAACGAAATCGTTGCAACGAACTTGCTTGCTAACGAATTCATTGACGTTCTTCGCAACTCCTCGTCGGTAATGCAAGCTGGTGCGCGTATGCTCCCAGGTCTGCAAGGCAACGTAGCAATCCCTAAAAAGGCTACTGCGTCTGCTTCTGGCTGGATCAGCACCGAAGGTGGCGCTGCTTCTGAGTCGGAACCAACATTCAGCACAGTTTCGCTGACACCAAAGAACATCGGTGCATTCACCGATATGACCCGTCAGTTGATCCTCCAATCGACTCCTGCCATTGAGCAGTTGGTCCGTGACGATTTGACACAGGCTCTGGCCTTGGCAATCGACAAGGGCGCATTGGAAGGTTCGGGATCGTCCGGTCAGCCAACAGGTATCTTGAACACCTCCGGTGTTAATAAGCCAACCTCGTTTGCTGCCGCTGTTCCAACCTTTGCTGAAATGGTTGCTTTGGAAACTGCTGTTGCAGAAGACAATGCTCTGTTCGGTAACTTGGCTTACATCACGGACGCAGCCACTTACGGCGGTCTGAAGACGAAGAGCAAGGACACTGGTTCGGGCATGTTCGTCCTCGAAGGCGGTCAGGCTAACGGTTACAACGTAATCCGTACTCAGCAAGCAACTGCTGGTAACGTTTACTTCGGTAACTTCGCTGACTGCATGATCGGTATGTGGGGTGGTCTTGACCTGACGGTTGATCCATACACCGCATCGAGCAGCGGAACTGTCCGCATTGTTGCGCTTCAGACTGTTGACGTTGCACTTCGCAACGCAGTCTCGTTCGCATACAACAACGACGGCGTATAAGAAATGTTGAGGGCTGATATTTGGAAGTCGTATCAGCCCTCGACTTCTTTGGAGAATGCTATGCAGTACAAGTGCATCCGTGGCGTAATAACATCGCAAGGCCCACTAAATGTGGGTGATGTTGCTACCCTTCCACATGGCGAGGCCTTGGTGCTTATCGCTCAAAAGAAAATCGAAATCTTTGAAGAGGCTGTCCGCGTTGCTGAAGCCCCAAAGGTCGAGCATCGTGATCCTGTAATCAAGCGTAGTCCTAAGAATGGGCGTTGAGAGCGCAAATGATATTCTCGACTTTTTTGAAGTCGATGATTTTGCAGACACTGCCACTTACACAAGAGTAGGTGGTAGTGCCGTTTCTGTGAACGGTATCTTTGATGCCCCACAGGCCAGCCGTGGCGCGACAGACTTGATGGAGATTACCATCCCATCACCACAGTTTGTTTGCCGTACTGCTGATGTACCTTTGGCCGCTGATGGGGATGAAATCATTATTCGCTCTGTGGCTTACAACGTGCGCGTTGTACTGACAGACGGAACTGGTGTATCGACGCTTATACTCGAAAAGGTGTAACATGGCGCACGTTCGGCAGCAGATAAGGGACTATGTTGCCGACCTGTTGGTTAACTTTATCTATGATAGGTTTGGTATTGTAATCCAAGACCGCTTTAGCAATAATCTTACAGCCAGAGGGTCTGGGGATTTGCTTTCTACAGGAACATTGTACAAGTTTCGTAAGTATGCACTTGATGATGCACAGCTTCCAGCCCTGATTGTTTACACGACAAACGATGTAACAAACCTTGCCACTATCGGTAGTCGCACTTTGTCACACAACCTTGAACTAAGGGTTGATGTGATTAACAAAGGATCAAGCCTAGACATCTTTGAAAATATAGAAGGCTTCTGCGCTGAATTGAATGGCGCAATTGAAGCTGACTATAACTTTTCAGGACTTGTCAAAAGCTGTGTGCTGACGCAATCAGATTTCAGCGTCAATACAACTGGAGAAAAGGCAGTTGGCACTGGCAAAATGATTTTTGACGTTAAGTACATGACCGCCATCGATAACTGCCAGGTGTCTATCTAATGTCGCACATTAATAACCAGATACGCGACCGAATCGCTGACATTATAGGCGCTCTGCCTTTCTTTTCCGGGCGCGTATATAAGATGCGATCCTACGCATTGGATGATGAGAAGCTGCCAGCGGCTGTGATATACACAAACAGCCAAACTAATTCTCTGGCGACCATAGGAACAAAAACCTCTATGGGTTCGCTGCAAGTTTTCGTAGAGATTTTCATTAAGGCTCAAAGTTCAACAATCATAAACCAGATAGATGATGCCTGTGTTTTGATTGAGGATGCCATTGGTTCTGATTTCCAGTTGTCAGGATTGGTAAAAAGCTGTATTCTGTCGCAGTCGGACGTTGACATTAATGTTGAAGGCGAGAAGCCAGTTGCTAATGCACGGTTGTCTTATGCAGTCCAATATGTTACCTTGCTGGCTGATCTGGAGACACCGCGATGAAGATGGTCAAAGTCTATAATACTCAGGGCGATGAAATACTTGCCTGTGAGGTTGATCTGGACCGTTACGCGCAGATTGGCTGGACGCCCGTTAAAGACAAGCCAAAGGCAAAGCCAGTGGCTAAAGAGGAGACTGAGTAATGGCTACGCACACTGGTTCAGAAGGAACTGTTCGGGTTGGCGCAAACGCCATTGCTGAAATCCGTTCCTATTCGCTTGAGGAAACAGCGGACACTGCTGAAGATACATCGATGGGCGATGCCTATCGCACGTTTAAGACAACGCTTAAGGCATGGACCGGGTCGGTTGATGTATTCTGGGATGAGACTGACACGAACGGTCAGGTAGCTCTTGTCGTTGGCGCTACGGTAACTGCAAATTTCTTTCCAGAAGGAGCTTCGGCTGGTCAAAGTGAAAAGTATTATTCCGGCGATGCAATCGTAACAGGCAAGACCGTCACTGGCAGCTTTGATGGCATGGTCGAATCAACAATCACGCTTCAAGGCACTGGTGCTTTGACGCTGGCAACCTTGGCGTAAGGACTATTAGATGGCAACTCATACTGGCTCAGAAGGCACTGTCCGCGTTGGCGCAACCAACAACGTGCTTGAAATCCGTTCTTACTCGATTGAAGAAACCGCCGACACTGCGGAAGACACTTCAATGGGCGACAGCTACCGGACCTTTAAAACTACGCTGAAAGCGTGGACAGGTTCAGTTGATGTATTCTGGGATGAACTCGACACGACAGGCCAAGGCGCTTTGATCGTCGGCTCTGAGGTCGCCGTGCGCTTTATGCCAGAGGGTGCAACGTCTGGTGATCTGTATTTCACAGGCAACGCAATTGTCACTGGCAAAACTGTCACTGGCAGCTTTGATGGCATGGTAGAGTCCACAATCACACTTCAAGGCACTGGCACTCTAGGAACCGCTACTGTTTAACTTAAAAGGATATAATTTATGAGTATTTCAAAGCGTATTGCAGAGCGTACATCTACCAAGACACATATTGAAGTTGCAGAATGGGGTGAAAAGGGAGCGCCGGAGAAAGTTTACTATGGCCCCCTGCTTGCTGGTGAATTGAACCGCATCCAGCGCAAGCATCCTCAGTTTCTTAATTCGGCATCTTTTGAAGCAATGGTCGATTTGATTATTCTCAAGGCAGAGACAGGCCAGGGCGAAAAGTTGTTTACGCTTGAGGACAAAGCGATCCTGATGCGCGAAGAGGTCGGTGTGATCTCGACTGTCGCTGCTGCATTCATGAGCGGTAGCAGTGTTGAGGAGCATGAAAAAAACTAACCAACGATCCGTTTAGGTTCAATCTACTGACCTTGGCGGATCGACTTGGTAAAACCATCTCAGAGATTGAAGAAATCTCAATAGACGAGTATAACGAGTGGGTCGCTTACTTTAAGCTGGACGCAGAGAGGCAGAAAAAGCGTGGCTCAGGATCAAAGAGTTGAGTTTCTATTCGCGGCTCAGGTTTCTGGGCAGGAGCAGCTTCAGAAGTTAATATCTTCTGTCGATTCGCTGCGCAAAGAGACTGAGCAACTCAAGTCCGCCAACGCTGGCCTAGCTTCATCCACTGATGCCGTGATCCGCAATGGTGTTCGGTATAACAACGCTATTGATGCTCAATCTAAGGCTCTGCGCCAAGCGCGTCAGGGTACTCAGCAGCTTGGTATGCAGATCAATGACTTTGCGACCAGTGTATCAACTGGTGCAAGCCCTGTTCAAGCGTTTAACCAGCAAATTGGTCAAGTTGGTATCGCCATGTCGCAAATGGGTGGCAAACTTGGCACGGTTGGAGCCTTTCTTGCTGGCCCTTGGGGTGCTGCTGTTCTTGTCGCTACAATGGTTCTTGTGCCTTTTATCGAAAATATGATGGGAGCAAGTGCGGCTGCTAAAGAACTTCAGGACTCTGAGAAGAAGGCTAGAGATTCATCTATTGATCTGATGTTTGCAAAAGCTGAGTTGGATGCGGCGCTTGGACGCAACACGGGCGCTTACGAAAAGGCGTCTAATGCGGCGATAAAAGCTGCGCTTAGTGATCTTAATGCGGCTGAAGCTGCTGTCACCGCTAGTAATATCCGTGTGAACGCGGCTAAAAACGAAGCAAAGGCGCTTAACGTATTAAGTGTTGGGGGCGGGGCAACTGGCAAAGCTGCGTCTATGGTGCTGGGTCTATTCGGTTACGGCGATACTCAAAAGGCCGATAAAGAACGGTTGGACGCTATCAGTAAGCGCGATGCGGCAGATGCTGCGTACACTAGAAAAATAGCGGATCAAAAGAAGCGACTGCTGAAACCGACTGTCCCGTCGGGGGCACGCGCAGGCGCTAGGGCTGCTGCATCCATTCCTGCGCCAAAGATGGAAAAGATAAAGGTGAAACCTGATTTTTCCATGCTCGGCTTTTACGAAGAGTTTTTTGCTGAAGAGTTTAAGCAAAATGACAAGAGCCTTGCCAAAGTCGCAGAAGATCAAATTAATTCGCTACTCAGCACCGTGCCAGCTATGGCTAAGATGAGCGATGAAATGGCGCAAATCATCTCTCGCAACGAGGAGTTAAATAATTCTTTTGACGCGATTGGTCAGTCTGTCAGCAACTCGTTCAAGGGTATGCTGACTGGTGCTATGTCTTTCAAGGATTCCATGAAGGGCATCATTAGCGCGGTGATCGACGAACTGTGGAAGTTGTTTGTTGTTCAGCAGATCGTTGGCGTTGTGAAAAGCGCGATGGGATCGGTTTTTGGCGTACAAGTTCCAGGTAAAGCCATCGGTGGCTCTGTCGGCAAGAACCGTCCCTACATGGTCGGTGAGCAAGGCCCAGAATTGTTCATCCCCGGTGGCAGCGGCACAATCATTCCTAATCGGAACCTGTCAAGCAATGGCGGTGGTAGCAACTTCAACATCAGCGTAGATGCTCGTGGCTCTTCCGATCCAGCCGCAGTTCGCGCTCAGGTGCAGCAGGGTATTCTTGAGGCTGCTCCGGCTATCATAGCGGCAGCAGAGTCACGCACAATGGCTAGTATGCGTAGGCCGCGACTTGGTGGAGTTATGCAATAATGGCAACAATCACATATCCTTCAACGCCAAGGCCGCAAGGAATGGCATGGCGGCTGGTTATGCCAGCACAGACCAACGTATCTGATTGGACGGGACGGCGTCAGACGCTTGCCTCTGGCCGTGGCTGGTGGGAAGCCCAGATTACTTTCCCTCCAATCGTAGGCACACTTAGCATCAATGCTTGGCGCTCTTTCATTGCCAAATCGCGTGGTGCGGCAAACGACTTTCAGGTTCCCGTCGATCCTGTTGCGCAGTCGGCTGCAACAGCAACCCCACTGGTGAACGGCGCTGCTCAGACAGGCCGGACGCTGAACACTGATGGCTGGCCTCTGTCCACTACCGTCTTACAGGCTGGTCAGTTCGTCACCATTAATAATCAGCTTTTGCAGTTGACTGAGAACGTAACATCAAACGGCTCTGGCGTGGCTGTGCTGACGTTCGAGCCACCTGTCAGGGTTTCGCCCTCGGACAATGCTGCGATTGAATACAAGAATCCGTTTTGCCTAATGTATCTGGTCGAGGAACCAACGCTTTCAGTTGAGACAGGTTATGTATATAGCCTATCACTGAACCTACGGGAGTCCTTTTAATGGTTGATGCAACCACACAGGCCGCACTTGAAGCCACAGTCGTTAATTGGCGGGTGCTTATTTACGCTGACTTTGTTGGCGATGTTTTGCGCGGCACAACTGGCCTCTACAACAAGGTTATTTCTGGTTCTGGTGATTCTGAACTAGATGGAACTTACGACAGTTTTAGCCACGATCTGATTAATGTATCGCCCGTGAAGCACAACGAATCTGGTTCTGATACTGTAACAATCTCAATGAGCGGCCTTGTTGTCAACAATGCTGATTTCTTGGCTATAATTGGTGATAAAACCAAATGGCAGGGTCGTACTGCGCGTCTTTGGTTTTATTGCGTTGACCAGAACGAAAACCAAGTTGGTTCTATTATACCTTACTATACAGGATACATGAACGAAGTTGGTATTGCGGGTGACTCTGGTAGCCAAGCGGTCAGCCTGACAATAGAAAACTATTTGGCTAGTATTGCTGGCGCACAAAACAAAACTTATCTTATCCAGAACATTTTTGATGCTGGCGATCTTAGCGGAGAAGCTTCTGTTTCTGCTGCAAACGGCATGGCTGAAGCTGGTAGCTATGGCTACGGTGGCGGCGGCGCTGGCGAAAACGATTATGGGATGGCAAATTTCAGATGAGAATATCTGCTTGGGAAGAAGCTTTAGCTCACTACATTGCCACCAAAAGGCATGAGCCGTTTGAGTATGGCTTAAATGATTGCTGTATGTTCGCCGCAGGGGCTGTTGAAGTTATAACTGGTGAAGACCCTATGTCTGAGTTCCGTGGCCAATATGATAGCCTTAAAACTAGCCTGAAGGCTATTAAGGATATTGGTGCAGGAACCCTTGAAGCGACTATGGATGGCAAGTTCCCAGAGGTGGCAATAGGCCATGCGCAGCGTGGAGACTTGGCTTTCTTTGATGACAGCGTTGGTGTAGTAATGGGTGGCTTCGCTTACTTCGTTTCGGACGATGGGCTGGAGCGGATACCACGCGATATGTGGGATAAATGCTGGAGTGTAGGCCGTGGGTAAAGTTCTTAAAGGCGTTGCGATTGCTGCTGCTTTTGTTGCCCTGGCATATGCTACAGGGGGACTTTCTGTTGTGGCGGCTGGTACTGCTGGAGCAGCCACCGTAGCTGGTGTTACTTTTACGACTACCTTCCTCGGTGGTATGCTTGTTTCAATGGCGGCTGCGTCAATTTTAACTGGCATATCGCAGCAATTCCTTGGCGCGAAGATGCCAAAGACGCAGTTATCTCGCTTAAACGTCAGCCTTGATCCATCTACGCCGCGCAAAGTTGTATTCGGCACAACGGCGATGCCACTCGATCTTCGCTACCACGAATCCAGTGGAACAAACCAAGAGTATGTTGATTACATAGTTGCTGTCGCCGCTCATAAAGTTACATCAATCACTGAGATATGGTTTGAAGAGAAGCAAGCATGGACACTCGCTGGCGGCGTTACTAGCACTTACTCTGGCTATTTAACTGTTGCTGTCCGCACCGAAGGCACATCAGCGAACACCATAGCAATTAACGGTGGTGGCAAATGGGGTTCAAGCCGTCGCTTAACAGGTTGCGCGTATATATATCTTCGGATTAAGCGCACAGGGAACACCAAAAAAGCGGAAAGCCCTCTGGCAAGTGGATTACCCAGCCGCGTAACTGTTATTGGCGATGGCGCTCTTCTTTACGATCCGCGCAAGGATAGCACTGTTCCCGGCGGATCAGGATCACACCGCGCCACTGACCAAACGACTTGGGGTGTTTATACCAACGCGGATGACACCGATAATCCTGCCCTACAACTGCTATGGTGGATGCTGGGCTGGGAGATCAATGGTAAGTTATCTGTTGGTTGCGGGATACCATATAATCGCATTGATATGGCATCTTTTATTACTGCCGCTAACATCTGCGATGAAAACGTAACGCTGGCGATAGGCGGGACGCAAAAGCGTTATCGCGCTAGTGGCACGGCATCTGACAGCGATGATCGATCGGACATAATAAACAACTTGCTTATTTCAATGAACGGCACACTCCGTGACAATGGGGGTAAGTTGACCGTAACAGCAATGAAGAATGATCTTGCTGACTATGTTCTGACCTTCAATGAAAACGATATGATGGGCAGTTTTGATTGGCAGCAAACTCGCGGATTGACTGAAAACTATAATATTATCCGTGGACGCTATGTTGATCCGTCGTCAAACAGCCTTTACCAAATGGTTGATTACCCAGAAATAGGGTTCGCTGCTCCAGACGGGATTGAGCGCGTAATGTCAGTTGACCTTGCATATATTGAGGATGGTCGCCGCGCTCAACGTCTAGCCAAGCAGATATTGCAGCGCAATCAGTATCGCGGAATGTTCTCTACAACCTTTAACGCCAAAGCATTGGGCTGTCAGGTTGGGGACGTTGTCCGCATAAACCTTGAGGCATTGGGCTGGTCGAACAAACTATTCCGCGTTGTTAGTCAAGAGATTCGCTTTGACGGCCAAGTGCCAATGGCATTGGTTGAGGAAAACGCTGCGATCTACGCATGGGACGCTGATGACCTTACGCCCATTACACCTACTGCTCCGACGATCTATGATCCTTTGAACAGTCCGTTTATCCTTGGAATTGAAGACGCGGGAACAACTGCTGATTGGTCTGGCATTATTGACGATAACGGCGACAAGCCAGAAGACAATGCTGACGTTACCGCCAATGCCGTGCCTTCGCTCGACCAAGTTGCGTCAGTGGCCTTTGCTGCTGATTATCTTGGCGTGTTGTCGGATGGGCAATTGCCTAAGACCATAAACGTTATTCGTCGCCGTGGCGGCGTTGATGTATCGTCAACCACAACTTGGAGCATACTATCGCAGACTGGTATCAGCGGCGTGACGGTGACAATTTCGTCCAGTGGTATCGTAACGATCCCATCGGGAGCAACTATTGGCGTGTCATCCAACATTGAAATTCGCTCAGTGCGCGATGGCACAACGCTTGATGCTCGCATCAGTGTTACCCGCAATGACGCACCTCCTCCAAGCACAGGCTCAGGTGGCGGAACGACCGTAAACGATTCAACATTTAGTTCAGTTTCAACCACAAGTTTTGCGGCAATCTCTGACCTGATGACGGTAAAAACAGGTTCATCTGGTCAAATACAATTCGCTGGAGCGTTGACAACCACATGTGAATCCGCTTCTCCAACGGGTAGTTTTAATATTGAGATGAAGTGGCAATATCGCACTATTGGCGGCTCATTTGCTGATGCGGCTACTGCTGTGAACTCCGATCCTGATACGCAAGTGTATTTTGACGGTGATTATTTTACAGATGACGGCTTCGTTGATTGCTCCCCATTGAAGACTGGACTGTCGGCAAGCACAGATTACGAAGTGCAGTTGTTTGCGCGGCGCACAACGTCTTCACCGACCAAAAGCATTTTCTTTATCGGCACGGCATCAGCAGTTGGCAGCTAAACCATAAAGTGCTAAAGATGCAGCACGAAGGGAATCCCAATGGCATTTATCTACGACCTGACTGATACTTGGAATAATGCGGCCATTTCGTTCAACGGTATCAAGTTGAATGCCACTGATACTGCCAGTGCGGCTGGTTCCAAGTTGGCTGACTTGCAGATCAATGGCGCTTCTAAGTTTTCTGTTGGCAAAACCGGAACTGTCACTGCTACAGGTCTTATTGAAAGCACCACTGGTGGCTTCAAGTTCCCAGACGGCACCACCCAAACTACCGCGAGTGCTGGCGGAACAGTTACATCCGTATCGGGTGCCGGAACAGTTAGTGGGCTAACGCTTACTGGCACAGTTACTTCGTCAGGATCATTGACGCTAGGTGGAACACTTTCACTTACATCTGGTCAAGTGACAACAGCCCTAGGCTTTACGCCATACAATGCCACTAACCCAGCCGGGTACATTACATCATCAGCCTTGTCGCCATACCTCACCAGCGCGACAGCCGCTACAACGTATCAGCCTCTTGATGGCGATCTAACAGCGATAGCTGCCTTGGCGGGAACAGTTGGCTTAATCCGCAAGACTGCTGCCAATACATATTTGTTGGATACCGACACTTATCTTACTGGAATCACCAGCGGCCAGGTTACAACTGCGCTGGGCTATACGCCATATAATGCAACCAACCCAAGTGGATACCTTTCGACTGTCAGCCTGACATCTAATGTCACTGGCACATTGCCCATCGCCAATGGCGGAACTGGTGCGACTACTGCTGCTGGGGCATTGACTAGCCTTGGGGCTTATCCTGCCTCCAACCCAAATGGATATACAGCAAACACCGGAACGGTAACTGGCGTAACGGGTGCTGCGCCCATCGTAAGTTCTGGCGGAACTGCCCCTGTTATATCCATAGACGCAGCAACAACTAGCTTACCCGGCAGTATGTCTGCTGCTGATAAAACCAAATTGGATGGCATTGCCACCAACGCAAACAATTACGTTCTACCAAAAGCTACGGCGACAGCTTTGGGTGGCGTAGAGGTGTTTGATGCAACCGTTCAAACTGTAGCAGCAAATGCTGTGAGCAGCACGGCAGCGCGTACATACGGTGTTCAATTGAATGCTGCCGACCAAATGGTCGTTAATGTGCCTTGGACCGATACAGCTTCTGGCGGTACAGTAACAAGCGTCAATCTAACTGCTGGCACGGGCGTTAGTGTTTCTGGTGGCCCTATTACATCAAGCGGATCGATCACGGTCACAAACACCGCGCCTGACCAAGTCGTATCGATCACCGCTGGAAGCAATGTGGTGGTCACAGGAACCTACCCCGACTTTACTGTTGCAGTACCTGGCGGTGGTGGAGGAGGCGGAAATGTCTCAAGCGTTGACGCAAGTGGTGGTACAACCGGGTTAACATTTTCTGGTGGCCCGATTACTTCAGCGGGAACGCTTACCCTTGCTGGCACACTTGATTTAGACAACGGCGGAACGGGTGCTACCACTGCTTCTGGGGCGCGGACTAACCTTGGTTTGGGTACTGCGGCCACCACAGATGCTTCTGCATATGCCACAGCGGCCCAAGGGACTAAGGCTGACACTGCTGTCCAAACCATTGCTTCGGCTGATGGTTCCGTAACAATCACAGGCACGACAGCTATTGATCTGTCTGTTCCAGTAACTGCTGCAACTAACTCTGTCCTACTGCCTGTTCGCAATACAACTGGCGCAACTCTTACCAAGGGTACTGCCGTCTATATAAGCGGCGCTACTGGTCAGATTTCTACTGTTAGTAAGGCGCTTGCTACCAGTGATGCAACTTCAGCACAGACGCTGGGCTTAATCACAGCCAACCTTGCTAACAATTCCAACGGCAATGTGACGCTGATCGGCGCAATCACTAACATTGATACATCTGCGTACACAGATGGTCAGCAGCTTTATCTAAGCCCCACAACGGCTGGAACACTGACTGCAACTAAGCCCTATGCTCCACAGCATTTGGTTTACATGGCTGTTGTGGAACACGCCCACCCATCGCAGGGTAAATTGTTCGTCAAGGTCCAAAACGGCTATGAGATGGATGAGTTGCACAATGTTGCCGCTCAGTCCCCAGCGAACAATGATGGCTTGTTCTACAATACAACAACAAGCCTGTGGGAAAAGAAGTCAATCGTTACGGCGTTGGGCTACACCCCCTACAACGCAACGAACCCAAGCGGCTATATTACATCGTCGGCGCTGACCCCATATTTGACCAGTGCAACGGCTGCTACCACATACCAACCTTTAGATGGTGACCTTACGGCTATTGCTGCCATATCGGGAACAACTGGCATTGTCCGTAAGACTGCGGCAGACACTTACACATTAGACACCAATACATATCTCACGGGCATAACAAGCGGTCAGGTAACTACTGCGCTTGGGTTTACTCCATATGACGCGACAAACCCTGCCGGATACACCACCAACACAGGCACAGTAACCTCTGTAGGTGGCACAGGAACCGTCAACGGCATTACGCTCACTGGCACGGTGACAGCTTCTGGATCGTTGACGCTTGGTGGCACACTTTCTGGCGTCGATCTTACCACCCAAGTCACTGGCACATTACCTGTTGCTAATGGCGGTACTGGTGCGGCCACACTGGCAGCAAACAACGTCCTTCTGGGCAACGGCACAAGCGCACTTCAAGCTGTCGCCCCTGGCACTGCTGGCAATGTTCTGACCAGCAATGGCACAACATGGACTTCTTCTGCGCCTGCTGGCGGTGGTGGCGCAGTTAGCTACCCACAAAATATCCAGTCAGCAAACTACACGCTCGTTCTTGGCGATGCTGGTAAGCAGATATTTCATCCTGCGTCGGACGCAAACTTTAGAACATACACTATCCCTGCAAACGCAAGTGTTGCGTTCCCGATTGGGACGGTAGTGTTGTTTACAGTTGAGAATAGTGGAGTTTCTGTCAATGTTGCGATTACAAGTGACACGTTAGTATTTGGTAATGGGACTACGGGCGCAATTCGTGTTGGGTCCAACAACACGCTTATGTGCCTAAAGGTCACAGCTACAAAATGGATGGCAAACTATTTGTACCAGACCGGAAGTGCCTATTTGGCTCAGTCCGTTGCCATCGGGTGTTTTACAACACCTTTTCTTAATGTTTATGATTGGAGCAACGCAGGGTTTGGCGTAAAATACACTGACCCCGCCACGTTGCCAGCCGGTTCAGTTCGGGGTGTTACCTTTAATGCAGCTAGTAACGCTATTGCGTTAGCGCACGGTACTTCTCCGTTCATCACAGCCTACCCTTGGTCGCTGTCTGGCTTTGGGACCAAGTTTGCCAACCCAGCAACCCTACCCACTGGTACTGGTTATAGTGTAGCGTTTTCTCCCGCTAGTGACGCTATTGCAGTAGCGCATGATATTTCACCGTTTGTCACAGCCTATCCTTGGAGCGGCAGTGGCTTTGGGACCAAGTTTGCCAATCCAGCAACCCTGCCCACGGGTACAGGGCAAGGCGTAGCGTTCTCTCCTTCTGGTAACGCTATTGCGGTAGCACACGCTACCTCTCCGTTCATTACCGCATATCCTTGGAGCGGTTCGGGCTTTGGCACTAAATTTACAAACCCTGCAACCCTACCTACAGGTATAGGCGGGGGTGTGGCGTTCTCTCCTGCTGGTGATGCTATTGCAGTAGCGCATGATGCCTCGCCTTTAATTTCTGTGTATCCTTGGAGCGGTTCGGGCTTTGGGACTAAGTTTGCTAACCCAGCCACCCTGCCTACGGATACAGGTAACAGTGTCGCGTTCTCTCCTTCTGGTAACGCTATCGCGGTGGCGCACGCGACCTCGCGCTTTATTACAGCCTACCCTTGGTCAGCGGCTGGCTTTGGCGTAAAATACACTGACCCCGCTACGCTTCCTACAGGCACGGGCAGAGGCGTAGCGTTCTCTGCTACTGGCGATGCTATCGCGGTAGCCCACTCAACAACGCCTTTCATCACGGCATACCCTTGGTCAGCGTCTGGTTTTGGAACAAAATACTCTAACCCTGCAACACTCCCACCGGCGGCTGGGTTTAGTGTTGCATTTACAATCAACCCATAGGAAACACCCATGAACTACGAACAACTTCCCACTGAATACAAATACGACACCCTTGCGGACGCCATGTACGCCCGTGAGGTCGAGTATTTTCACTATGACTTTGACCGCAAGAACTTCGAGCATCTGTTGGCAAACGCTACAGACAACGAGTTTGCAGCCAACGTGGCGGAGCGTCTGGACGCCACCCGCAAGCAGATGAGCAATGTCATGGGCGTTGTAAACGCTTTGAAGGCACAGATCGACGATGCCGACGCATACGCAGCGGCTGTTGAACGTGCAACTGCCAAGCGCAAAGCAAAGGAATCTGAGGGATGAACCTATTTTACGTCCAAGCTAATGGCGAAACCTTTGTCCGGCACATTCATGATGTGGAACCGACGCGCTGGGACGATGACAATTACTGCCGCGTAGCAAAGCTAACGCCTGAGCAGATCGAGCAGTTTGGCGTACATCAACTGAAGCTGGTGACACCGCCTTACTACGATCCTGCCACCCAGACCCGTGAGCATGGCGATGCTGTGCTGGTCGATGGCGTCTGGACGCAGAACTACGTTGTGTCAGAACTGGACCCAGAAGTGTCAGCGGCGAAGATCGAAGCGCAGTGGGCAGTAGTTCGCACTGAACGCAACAAACTGATAGCCAACACTGATTGGACCCAGCTTCCTGATGCCGCACTAAGCAATACTCAAACGGCACAATGGGCATTGTACCGGCAAGCGTTGCGTGATATTACAACCCAAAGTGACCCGTTCAACATTAACTGGCCTGTATCACCATGAGCGTACACACAATACTGAATCACTTGGGGGATAACGTGAAGCACATCGCTGATGGTCTAGCGGTTGCGGCTGCTTTTGGTACTTTGGTGCAGTTTTTGCCACCATTGGCGTCCCTGTTGACTATAGTTTGGATGAGTTTACGCATTTACGATTGGTTTGAAGCAAGGTTCTTAGGGGAACGCTTGCCAAAAGATTAGGGTGTTTAATGACTCCACTAAAAATAGACGAGAACCTGTACCAATATTGTACGCCTCGTCAGAGGGAAACCCTTGAAGCCATAAATCGTCTTGGTAGTGCCAGGGCGGCGTCCGTTGAATTGGGCATGAACATTGGCGGCGCAAGCGAGACTTATCTTGCCGTCAAGAAAAAGGCGGCAAAAAAGGGATATGCCCCTGAGCATGACTTCACTCGCCCAGTGCCGGATGGATATGTAGCCAAGGGCGTCAGCACCTATTACAATGCAGATGGCAAGCCAGCAGGGCAATGGGTAAAGGCGTCACTTAGCCATCAGGCTCTGGTGGATGCAATGCGCGAGTCCGTAGACGGCTTTAAGGACGAGATACTGCCAGCAAGCGTTATCGTTGCTCCAGAAGGCTCTGAGGAGCATCTGTGCAATCTTTACACCTTCACTGATTACCACCTTGGCATGTTGGCGTGGCACAAAGAGGGCGGCAGCGATTGGAGCATCGCCATTGCTGAAAAAACGATTCTGGCTGCGCTGGTACAAATGGTCAATCAAAGCCCTAATGCGCACACAGCAGTACTCAATATCCAAGGCGATTTTCTGCATACCGACGGCAAGACACCTGTCACACCAGCGTCGAAGCACGTTTTGGATGCTGACAGTCGCTTCCCTAAGATACGCCGCTCCGCGATCCGGATTATCCGCTCACTGGTGGCGATCTGTTTGCAGCGCCATCAAGAGGTGCGCTTGATTATCGCTGAAGGCAATCATGACGAGGAAAGCGCAGGATGGCTGTCAGACCTGTTCGCGGTGCATTACGAAGAAGAGCCTCGCGTGGCTGTGAATGACAGCGTGTTGCCTTTTTATGTGTTTGAATGGGGCGCTACCATGCTGGGTATCCATCACGGCCATAAGGTCAAGAACGAATCCCTCCCGCTGCTGTTTGCGGCACAGTTTCCGCAAGAGTGGGGCCGCACTACCCGGCGCGAGATACATTGCGGACATCGCCACCACAGGGACGAAAAAGAGTATAATGGCGTAACGGTGGTGCAGCATCCAACGCTTGCTGCTAGGGATGCCTATGCTGCTCGTGGCGGATGGATTGCAGATCGTGCCGCATGGGCTATAACATACCACAAGAAGTACGGCGCTGTAGGGCGTGTAATGATTACAACTGAAATGCTGGAGATAACATGACTGACGCAATAAACCCACCGCACTACCAAGATCACCCATCGGGCGTTGAGTGCATCCAGATTACGGAACATATGAATTTCTGCCTTGGCAATGCCATCAAATATATTTGGAGGGCAGGACTTAAAAATAATGCTATAGAGGACTTGAGAAAAGCGCGGTGGTATATTGACCGCGAAATAGCAAGGATAGATCATGAGCAATTTTCCGATTAAGCGCATTGTGGTCCACTGCACCGCAACCCGTGAGGGCCAAGATGTAAGTGCGGCTACAATCAAAAGCTGGCATCTGAAGCAGGGCTGGTCGGATATTGGCTATCACTATGTGGTGCGGCTGGATGGCCGGATCGAAAAGGGTCGCCCGGACACTGCTGTCGGCTCCCATGTCAAAGGCTGGAACAAGGGTAGCATTGCCATTGTTTATGTTGGCGGTCTGGACAAAGACGGCAAGGCCAAGGACACGCGGACACCAGCCCAAAAGAAGGGCTTGAAGGAAATCATCAGTCGCATGTCGGCTCTGCACAAGAATCCACCAGTTATGGGCCACCGCGATCTGTCGCCTGACAAGGATGGCGACGGCGTGGTCGAAAAGCATGAATGGCTGAAAGAATGCCCATGCTTTGATGTGCGCGATTGGGTCAAGCAGGGGATGCCGATATGATTAGCTTGCTGTGGACGCCCAATGGACGCAGGGCTGCTGCCTTTGGAGCATTGCTCGGCGGATGCGTCATTATGACGATCTTTGCGGCTGTTGGCGTGTGGTTAGTGTCGGGAAACGCCGCGTACACCTTTTACCTAGCACTGGCTGCTCATGCGCAGATTATGCTTGGCCTGACTGCGTTTACTGCACTGTTTGTGAAAAGAAGCATCAAGGCTGGCAAAGACGGAATTGAGATCACCGATGCTAACTAAGTTCATCCCATATCTG